AAAGAAGAATCTAATTACTAGTTTTTTCTTAAGAAGAATAGGGCGGGGAAAGCGAGAGTGGAACCCGCCCGAAACCAGGGATCGTTATGGAAAAAGAATTTATAGAATTATTTAAAGGATATGAAGGTGACTTTGGCATGGCGGACATGTCTAACACTTCAATAGACTCCGACAAAAATAAAATTAAACCAAATTATGAATGGGCCGGTCGCCCCCTAACCGACAATGATTATTTAAATCATCTAGCCGGTAAAAAATCAATTGGAATTCAACCCTGTAAAATAGATAAAACTGTCCAATTTGGGTGTATTGATGTTGATCCACCGGACTATGGTACATTTAAAATAGAAAAGTATTTAGCTTTAATCCAACAGCACAAACTTCCAATAGTCCCAATTTTATCTAAAAGTGGGGGTCTACATTGTTATGTATTTTTAAAAGAATCAATTCCAACTATCGATTTAATAGAGGCTTTAAAGGCTTTTCTCCTTCCTCTAGGATTAAAACCTACCACCGAGGTTTTTCCTAAACAGAAAGAATTACAGAAAGATGATAAAGGAGACATAAAACCAGGTAACTTCATTAACCTACCCTACTACAATAATGGAGATTCAAATCGTTATGCGATAGATAAAAATAATTCTAAACTATCCCTTGAAGAATTTATAAAATTTGCCAACGAATCTAGAGTAGGCAACGAGGCTTTAATTAAACATGTAGAAGAAGCCCACAGAAACATATTACTCGGTACCAATCCAGAATTTGAAGATGGTCCTCCATGTCTAGCACTATGCTCTAAATCTAAACTAGATGATGGCCGAGATCGATTTATGTATAACTATATGGTCTTTGCTAAAAAGAAATACAAAGACAAATGGACAGATCAAGTCTCAAAAGCAAACTATAATTATCTAGAGGATCCTTGGGATAAAGCAAAATTAGATTCAAAAATTAAAGCTTGGAGTGGAAAAACAGCAGGTCATACCTGTTATGAAGAACCAATAAAAGACAAATGTATGCGGAGTCTTTGTTACAAAAGACCTTTCGGAATTAGCTCAGATTCTAATTCTATGTTTCCCGAAGTTCAAGACTTTGAAATGATTGCTTATACAGAACCTGAATATAGATTTAATGTCGTTATGCCTAATGATGACAAGATCCAAGTTATTATTCCTAATACCAAGTCAATGGTTCGACAGACAGAGGTATTAATGTATGTATTTCAACAAACTGGAACAGCTTTTGAACCTATAAAACCCAAAGATTTTAGAGCAAAACTAAATGAATGGCGTAAGAAGGGTCAAGACATTACACCACCTAAAGGAACTCAGATCGAGGATATACTTGAAGAAGAATTATTTCAATACTGCATTAATAGTCCACAGGCTCCAAAAAGAAGTCACCTTAATCTTGGATCATGTTTTACCGAAGAAGGGTTTCATTACTTTAGATTTAATTCTTTTCTCGAACATCTAGGTACTGGATGGAAGATTCCAGCAGACAAAATTGCGCAGAAATTAAAAGACAAATGTCATGTCGAATTTAATTATTCATTCAACGTGGATGGCAAGACCCTTAAAGTATGTAAAGTAGCACAATTACATATAGATAAAATAGAATACAAACCTGTAGACAGGAAAGAGGCAAACTATTAATGACCAGCTATAAAGTATTAGGCCCTCCGGGTACTGGAAAAACACGAAGACTATTAAATGAAGTACATAAATATGTTCAAAAAGGTACGCCCCTAGATAAAATTGGCTACTTCGCTTTTACTCGTAAAGCCGCAGGAGAAGCCCGAGACAGATTCTTAGCTAAGAATGAAGACCTAACTAAAAAAGATATTAAATATTTTCAAACTCTTCACTCTTTAGCTTTTAATAATCTTGGATTAAAAGAAGAAAATGTAATGCAGGAGGGGAATTATAAAACCATTGGAGAAACCTGTGGCATTCCAATTAAATATGCCGCCCATGAAACAAATAATTTTAACGGAATTTTTTCTTCAGACAGTGAGTATTTAAGTCTAATCAACTTAGCTAGAGTAAAACAAATCCCTGTAGAAGATCAGTTTGATTTAAATGAACATTTAACTTGGATCGCTAGAGAGAAGATCATCGCCATTGAAAAAGAAATAAATAATTATAAAAAAATATATGGTCTCATTGATTTTACAGACATGATTGCTAAGTTTTTAAAACAACAGAAATCAAAAATACCACAATTTAAAGTTATATTTGTAGATGAAGCTCAGGATCTTTCTTTAATTCAATGGGCTATGATTAGTAAAATAGAACAAGATACAGGCTGTGATGTATGGATCGCCGGTGATGATGATCAAGCTATCTTTGGATGGGCTGGTGCTGATGTCAATTCATTTATTAAATGGCCAGCTAGAAATATTGCACTAACCAAATCTGAAAGAGTACCGAGTTTAATTCAAGCAAAAGCTTTAAATATTATTCAACGTATTTATTTTAACCGAATCCCTAAAGATTATTTACCTAGAGATATTCCCGGAAATATTTATCAACGATACAAGTTAAGCGATATTGATATGACCAAGGGGGACTGGTTAATATTAACTAGAACTAATTCTATAATGAAGCCTATACCTCCTTTTCTAAAAAGAAGAGGACTGTATTTTAATACAGCACAAGGAAACAGTATAGGTAAATCGTTACATGAAGATATTCAGAGTTGGAATGAGTTTAAACAAGGACTAACACCGCCGGAGATAAGAAGACAAAGACTAGAAGAAGTAACAGGAGAAAAAAACTTTGATATTAATCTTAGTTGGGATGCAGCATTTAAAAATATTGCACTTACGAAACGCCAATACATGAGAGCCATGATTAATAATGGAGAAGATTTATCTAAAGATCCCCGAATAAAAGTTTCTACCATTCACGGGGCTAAAGGTGGAGAGGCAACTAATGTAGTTTTATTTTTAAATCAAACGACGAATACTATCAAAGGTTCTAGAAAATCTCAAGCAAAAGAAGAGGAAGAATTTAGAGTTTGGTATGTAGGAATTACACGAACCATGGAAAATTTATATTTAATAAAATGTAAAAACAAAATGAAGGAATTTAAAATATGAAAAATCCATACGATAAACAAATTGGCGGATCACATTATCAGAAATTTAAAATTCAGCCAAGTAAATTTGTAATTGAAAACGAGTTGCTTTATCCAGAAGGATGCGTTATAAAATATATCTTGAGACACAGACTGAAAGGAAAAAGACAAGATTTAGAAAAAGCAATTCACTTTATAGAAATGATTATGGAAAGAGATTATGGAGACCACACATATGAAAGTCAAGTCTTTGCATCTAGCGTAGAAAAACCAAAAGATTTTTTAGAAGAAGCTGAGAAAGAAAAAAAAGAATTAGAAGAATCTTATCAAGAATCAAAACGACAAGCCGAAGAACGCAAACCAACCCCAGAAGGAATAAAAAATGATGTTTGAAGCACAAACAGAATGGGTTAAGCCCGAAGAATTTCCAGACTTAAGACAAGCAGACACAATTGCAATCGACTTAGAAACACAGGATCCAGATTTAAAAAAACTAGGTTCGGGTTCAATCGTAGGCAGAGGAAAAGTTATAGGCATTGCTGTCGCAGTTGATGGTTACGCCGGATACTTTCCGTTCGACCATGAAGGAGGAGGCAACCTTGAAAAAAGTAAGGTAATTCAATGGTTTACAGACGTTTGCCAATGTCCGGCTGATAAAGTTTTTCACAATGCAATGTACGATGTGTGCTGGATTAGAGCGCTGGGAATAAAAATAAATGGAAATATTTATGACACCATGATTGCAGCATCTTTAGTTAATGAAAATAGATTTAGATTTGATCTTGGATCATTAGGTTGGGATTATGTTGGTCGAGGTAAAAATGAAACAGAATTAAATCAAATAGCAAAAGAATGGGGTATTGATCCTAAAGCAGACATGTGGAAACTTCCATCAATGTATGTAGGCAACTATGCTGAACGTGATGCCGAACTAACTTTAGCTTTATGGAAAGTCATGCAGAAAGAATTAAGCGACCAGGATCTAGGATCTATTTTTGAATTAGAGACTGATCTTTTTCCTTGTCTGGTTGACATGAGATTTCTTGGAGTGAAAGTGGACGTGAGCAAAGCTCATGAACTGAAGCGACAGCTAACATTACAAGAAGAAATGTTACTCCACAAAATAAAAAAAGACACAGGCCAAGACATTCAAATATGGGCAGCAAGATCCATTGCCAAAGTTTTTGACAAATTAAATTTACCATTCGACCGAACTGAAAAAACCAAAGCGCCCTCATTTACAAAAAATTTCCTTTCCTCTCATGAACATCCTTTAGTTAAGATGATAGCAGAAGCAAGAGAAGTAAACAAGGCTCATACTACATTTATAGATACAATTATTAGATATGAACATTTAGGTAGAATCCACGCTGATATAAATCAAATTAGATCGGACAGTGGAGGAACAGTAACAGGAAGATTTTCCTATTCTAATCCAAATTTACAACAAATTCCTGCTCGTAATAAAGACTTAGGTCCTATGATTCGATCCCTTTTCATTCCAGAATCAAATTGCGAGTGGGGATGCTTTGACTACAATCAACAAGAACCAAGACTTGTAGTTCACTATGCATCCCTAGATCAAGACGCAAGTGTCTTTAATGTTAGAGATGCCTACAATGCAGGCAACGCTGACTTCCATACGATTGTTGCTAAGATGGCCGATATTCCAAGAACCCAAGCGAAAGTAATTAATCTAGGTTTATTTTATGGAATGGGAAAAGCAAAACTTCAAGCTGAACTTGGAGTATCAAAAGAAAAAGCAGAAGAACTTTTTTCTATTTACCACAACAGAGTTCCTTTTGTTAAAAGTTTAATGAAATCTGTTTCTAACCGAGCACAACAACATGGACAAATTAGAACTTTACTTGGAAGACTTTGTAGATTCCATTTATGGGAACCAAATAGTTTTGGTATGCATAAAGCATTACCCTTTGAACAAGCAGTTCAAGAACATGGTCCAGGTATTAAACGAGCATATA